GCCCAGGACGGGACGGATTACCGCAAGGTGGCGCGAGTGCTGAAGCAGATCAAGCGGCGGGAGAACAAGGTCGGCTGGATTCATGCCAGCGACACCATCCGCCACTGTGACAGGGTGCTCGCCGCCCGCCTGCTGGGCTACAAATTGCCCGGCCAGAAGCCGGACTCCAAGCTGTGGCGCATCTTCGAGAATGGGACGTTCATGCACCTCCGCTGGCAGAACGTGTTCATGAGTTTGCCGAAACCCTTTGAGGTGGAGGTGGCTAAGATCTTGCGGCGGTGGCCAATCATAGGGGAGGCCGATGTTGCCGTGCGGCACCCGAAACTCGGCCACTGGCTGATAGAGCTGAAGTCCATGAACACAGGGCAGTATCGGATGGTCAAGGGGCCTGTGGCCGCGCACGCCGCGCAAATCAACCTCTACATGGGGTTGGCGGGCGGGCGTTACGGCGGGCAGGTCTGGTACGAGGACAAGAACAATCAAGACCCGAAGGCTTATGTGGCATCACTCCAGAGGGCGGCGTTTGCCAACTTGGTGGAGCGGATAGATACGCTCGTGGACATGGTGTTTCAGGGCCGTCTGCCGCGAGCATGCGGCGAGTGCGAGTACGATGAGTTTGTTGGCGAGCTGAAATGGGATGACCGCAGGCTGGAGAAGGTAGGGAAGGAGCGTGACAAATGGCAGGAGACGAAGCTGACAGCCCTCTAGATGAGCCGCTGGTTGTCGATGATGGGCGAGAGCATTGGGTAGTCTACCCGGATGACAACAACTACCGCATCCTGGCGAGCGTGAAGCGCAAGGACGGTATCCGGCATGTGAAGCCAGAACTCGTGGAGCAGGTCAAGGGCTGGTGGTATCATCGCGGCATTGACAGGGCGGAGAAGGCCATCGAAGGCCTGGCCATTCCATGGGATGATCTGGAGGTGGCGGGTGAGGATATTGAGGAAGGCAATCTGGTGGAACTCAGCAAGCGGCTGGCCCTCATCTCCTACCAGCTAGTGCGGGCGAATAAGCTTGTCGGGCAGGTGGCGCTGCGCCACCATGCGGCGAAGGAAGCGCTCGGCCACGCGTCCCACCTCATTTTGTCGCGGGAGAAGGCTGAGGAGAAGAAGTCTGCCATAGCCGTCCGCCTAGCGGCTGCCATTAGCAGGCAGAAGCCCCTCCGTAACGCCCAGATCGAAGTGATAGAGGCAGGGGCGATGCTCAAAGCTTTGGAGCGCACGGTAGATGCCCTGGACATCCTCTGGAAGACCGTGAGTCGTATCATGAGCGCCCGCCTGCGGGAGCCGTTGGACTAGCCGGGGCAGGGTATAATAGGGGCAAGGAGAAAATTGTGATTTCAGAGGCAATGCTGCCTAATGTGCCGTGGGCCTGCCCGGAGGGACATCGCCAGCATATAGATGAAGAGCAAGCACGTGACGAGGCCACGATCTATTGCATCCGCTGCAATTTCGTGGGCTATGCAAGAGAAGGGAAGGTGCAGAATGGCAAAAACTAAGATCGTAGCGGGGTACAGTTGGGATGCCCGCAAGTTTTATCATCAGGCAAGGCCAAAAGGTATGGATTGGCTTGCGAAATGCGGTGAGACTTGGTTGGATTTTAGGGGTACAAAGTCTCAAGTCCGCAAGAAGAGGCCGAAGCTCACCCCCTGCCCCAGTTGTTTCAAGGACGGCGGTAGCTGAGATGGAGCAGGTTCTCTTGGCTACAGAGGCTCGTTCTGGCGATTGTGGCAGCGAGTGTGCTAGGGGTCGTGGCGGGCCAGCTATGCGGAGAAGAAGATGGAAGGTATGAGAGAGCAGGCAGGGCAACTCCTCGCATTGATAGGCGTGTTGGGGATGGCTTCCGGCGTATGCTGGATGATCTGGCCACGTCTACGCCGACGGTTACGGCGACGCCGACAAGCATGGCAACCCCAACAACAGAGCCGCCTGAAGATCACGACGCCGCTCAAGAGCGTGGGCTGGCTAGGGAGTCCGAGTTACGGGGTCTCGCCGAAGCGATTCAGTACTGGTCCCAGGTATATGGGGTGAGCGCCGAAGTCATGACCACGATCGCGCAGTGCGAGTCCACATTCGGCACCAACCCCGACGCCTACGACAGCAGCGGACCCTATGCATTCGACAGCACCTCGGGCCACGCTGGAGCCTACCAGTTCGCGGAGGGCACCTGGCTGGGCACCCCGCCGGGACAGCGCGGGGAGAGCGCCTACAACGACTGGTACGCAGCCGAGGGCGCGGCGTACTACATCTCCATCGGAGAGCGCTGGCGTTGGCCCAATTGTTAGAAGGAGGATGTGATGAGACTACACCATGACCCAAAGCCCTGGAAGCCGAAGCGCCCCGACCCGAACTGCGTGTGCGGCAAGCCGCTGGCGATGGTGATACGGCCTGGAGAGCATGTTCACCCGTGCCCCGTGCATCCAGACAATGCGGTGTACGGACCCGCCGAGGTGTATTGCTGATGATAGCGCAGGACAGGCGCTCGGCCTGGCCCGGCTGCTGATAGGAGGGTGAGCATGAGATTCTTTCGCAAACCAGAGCCGCTGCCGCCAGACTACGCTTTCACTAAGGATGGCAAGAAGTGCAACGACTGCGGAGCCCCCGTGCGCTACCTCGGTGTGAAGGTTGCCCGCCACGCCCACAAGAAGGTCGCGCCGAACTGTCCGGGGGCGAAGTGCTACGCGATGTGGGACGCGGAGCGAGAGCGCAAGGCTGAACTCGCCCACGCTTTGCCCCGCGCCGCGCAGCCCAAGGAGGAAGCATGAAACCTAAGTTGCCGCAGTGGGTATGTCCGCAGTGTGGCCTGGGGCCGGTTGGTGCGCTGGACTATGCGAGGTGCCCCAAATGCCGCGTGGCAATGGTGCCAGCCAAGGAGGAAGCATGAGCGAGGAGACTACGCCCACGACGGCAGATCCGTACAATGTTCCAGGCCTGGAGAAGGTGCCGGTGCATGGTGGCCACTATGCCACTTGTATGCGAACAGCACCGGGCTGTCCGAACTGTAATTGTGCTGAGATTGGCCTACGCGCTATCGTCGCCCGCCTGGAGCGCGAGAACGAGAAGCTGACAGGGAAACGCTGCATGTACTGTGGCGACGAGCGGGCCTCACACCCTTCGGATGGGGGGTGCCAAGAGTGCCGATGCCCGCGCTTCGCGGAACGCACCACCACCAGCCTGGAGCGCGAGCTGGGCGCGGCACGGGCGGCGCTGGGGCTATGGTCTTCGCGGGCAAGGCTAGCGAAGCCAGGAGCGCTCTGGCGTAGCACAATGACTGAGGCCGAGTTCGAGAAGGCCCGCGCCGCCCGCGCGCCCCAGGAGCCCGGCGATGCAGGATAGTCAGCAATACCCTAGGCTGGACAGCGATCTGGAGTGGGTGTACCCGCCACCGGCCCCAGCCCTGCTGCCCGCCAGGCGTGTGAAATTCACGCCGAAGGCCAGCACTTGTCGCAAGACTCGCTGCCCGCGCTGCAGGCAGAGCGCCCGTTGCCAGGGCTGCCAGGCGTACCATTGCCCAGCCCACTGCCGGGGTGTGGTGCATGATGCCATTCGGTTTGATCCAGCCCATAACGGGCGACGGGCTTTCGCGCTGCAAGCGAAGGTGTTCGGCGGCAGCGCAGCGGCGGTTGAGGCCAAATATGAGGAGCTCATCCGACGAGTACATCAAAAGAGGGTTATGCTGAAGTGACGCTGGCAGGGTATCGTTAGGGGTAGGAGGTGCCGCCATGACAGGCAGAAAAAAGCAAGAGGGTAAGAAGCTCCGGATGGCAGAGCGGCGGGCTAAGTCCGTCACTCTCTACAAGGCAGGTTGGACGTACCGCGACATCGCCGCTGAGCTCGATGTCAGCCATGACACCATCGCCAAGGACATTCAGACGACGCTGGCCCAGTACGCTAAGATTTCGGAGAAGGAAGCGGAAGAGATCCGCTTTGTCCATGTGGAGCGCATTCAGGCGGCGGTGAAGGCCATCTGGCAGTCCGTAGGCAAGGGCAATCTGAAGGCCATCCATACCCTCATCCGCCTGATGGAGCGAGAGGCTAAGCTCTTGGGGCTGGACGCGCCCACGAAGGTAGATCTGGAGCACCGTGTCCGACGCATGGCAGATGAGATGGGTCTAGATCCGGAGGCGGCGGTGCGTGAGGCAGAGAAGGTAATCAGGCGTTAGGAGAGGACGGTGTAGTGTGGATGAAGTGATGGTGCTGGACGGCATCGAGCTAGTGCCGGAAGGTGGGGCTGTAGAGGAGCCGCCTGAAAAGGTAGGCTCTGGGCCATACTATGAGGCGGAGGGCTTGGCAATCTGGCACGCGGATTGCCGCGAGGTGCTGCCCAACGTGGGGCTGGCGGATGCCGTAGTGACAGACCCGCCATATGGATACAAATTTATGGGTAAAAATTGGGATCATGGTGTGCCAGGCGTAGAGTTCTGGCGGCTTGTGCTGGCTGCCATGAAGCCAGGCGCATACCTTCTAGCTTTCGGAGGGACTCGGACATTTCATAGGCTCGCCTGCGCCATAGAGGATGCGGGCTTTGAGCAGAGGGATATGCTCATGTGGGTATATGGATCTGGCTTTCCCAAATCTTTAGATGTGAGTAAAAGCATAGACAAGGCTGCTGGAGCGGAGCGGGAAGTGGGAGGTCATGCTGTCTACGGCGATGGTCATGTACAGCAGAGTTCTGAGAGTATCGGGTATGGCGGAAGCGATCCGGCAGTGGATCGACGCACCATCACTGCACCCGCCACCGACGCCGCCCGCCAGTGGGAAGGATGGGGGACTGCGCTTAAGCCAGCCTGGGAACCTATTATCCTGGCTCGGAAGCCCCTGGGCGAGCGCACGGTAGCTGCCAACGTCCTGAAGCATGGCGTAGGGGGACTGAACATCTCGGCCACACGAATTGGGACAGAGAAACGGCATAACAAGCCCGTAGGGGCGCATGTTAACGCTATGATGCCCTATGACGGCAAAAAGGGTCCAGGAACAGACGTACAAGGTCGCTGGCCAGCCAACCTCCTGCTAGAATGCACCTGTGACGGCCCGCCCCACCTCCCCATCTGTCCCGCCGGGATGCTGGATGAGCAAGCTAAAGGGCAGGTACACGGAGCGGGGCATGCTCGGAGCGGCGCTGCTCAATCCCGGCCAGCGTTGCGAGGTCAAGTCCAGAATGCACCACCGAGAACAACTGGTATGATGCATCGCTATGGCGATACAGGCGGCGCATCCAGGTTTTTTTATTGCGCTAAAAGTTCCCGCAAGGAACGAGGGGAAGGTAATAATCACGCGACCGTGAAGCCCCTGGCCCTCATGCGCTGGCTCGTCCGCCTCGTCACCCCGCCCGGCGGCACCGTCCTGGACCCCTTCATGGGGAGCGGCAGCACCCTGCTGGCAGCGCGGGCGGAGGGTATGCAGGGCGTCGGCATAGAGCTGGAGGCAGAATCCTGCCAGACCGCTCAGAGGCGTATAGAGGAGATGGAGGATAGTCCATGAAAGCAACAGGCTACTGGACTTGGTGAGTGTGGTATAATGCAAACATGGACTGCATCCTATGCGGAAAAGGATTATCACAGACTAACCAACACCCGCGCCGATGGCAGATATGCAACAATCCATGCGGCCCAAGCCGCCAGGGCATACTTCGTAGTGGAAGGCTGGGGTCGCGGGTTAGGAAGCTGTCCTCAGTTGAATGCGCTTGGGTTGGTGCCATGATCGAGGGCGAAGGATCAATCATCGCCAAACCGCAACCGATGATCCATGTCTATTCAAACGATGTTGAGACGATAGCTACTGTGCTGAGACTCATCGGAACCGGTGGAATCCAAGCGGATCAACGACATACGAACATCTCTTGGCGCTGGACCCTTTCTGCTTGGAGGCCTGTGGCTGATCTAGCCTTGCAGATATACCCATTCCTTACTGGTAAACGCCCTAGAGCCGAGGAGGTTTTCGGATGCGAGCGATAGGATATTGGGTTTGGTGGAATCAGTACGGGCATGAATCCATCGAAATGTGCGTGCAGCGCGTGAAGGCGGCGGGGCTTGCTGGCGTCATTGTGAAGTACGGCTATCCGCAAATACACCAAGCGTTCGCTGATGCTGGCATCTTGTGGGCAACGGAGAGGTACACCTATCCTTATCAGCCGACGGTGGAGGCGGCGTGGCTGGCAGAGGATGTCGCCCGTGGTGCTCAGTTCGCGGTTATCAATGCTGAGAAAGAGTGGGAGAGCTTGCCTGCTGGGCCAATGCAGCAACTCATTGATCGTTTCCAAGAGTTGCAGCCGCACACGGAGCTCTACGCTTCGGTAGATACACGGGGCAACCGCACGAATCTGCCATATCAGCGGGTGCTTGGCGCGAACATCGCCGCCTGGCTGCCTATGATATATCCACTGGCCTTCTATCCTGGCAAGCCAATGGGGTATGTCGCCAGCTCGTTCCGGGACTGCCTGGACGGTGGCAAGAGTTTTCAGGGTAAGCCGGTGCTGCCTACGATCCAGACCTACGGTAACATCGGGGCCGGGGCAGTTGAGCAGGAGATGGCCGAGATAAGGGGGCGTGGGTTGCCCGGCTGCCAAGCGTACACGGTAGGGCATGCGACTGGCGTGGAGTGGCAGGCATTTAGCAATGGTATACCGAAGGAGGATGAAATGACACCGGCAGAACTAGCACGGCTGAAGGCCGTAGAGGATCAACTGAAGGATACGACCAAGGATGCACTGGAGGGCCGGAATCGCTCTGCCCTCAACCAAGCAGCCCTGGAGATCTTTCGTGACCAGCTCGCCTTCAATGACGAGCTTACGAGGCGACTCTGGGCGCAGGTGTTCCCGGCTGAGCCCGTGCCAGATGATCCAAAAGGTACTGTGAAGGAGCGCGTAGCGGCGCTGGAAGCCCGGTTGCAGGCCATCCATGACGCGACAGGATAGGGCCATTGTCTCTAATCGTTGACCGAGACATATCTGAGGAAGCCCTCGCGCAGATCAAGCGGCGGCTAGAGGTGCAGCAAAGGCTGAAGGATACTATCGGCCCTGTCATGGCGGCTTGTAAGGATTCGTTCTTTGCCTTCCTACCCTACTGGACATTCGTCAGCCGCGAGGAGGGTGAGCCGACGAGGTTCGACACGCTCTGGCAGGGGCAAGAGGACTTCGCGAAGGAGATGGGGCAGCATGATTGGATCTACGCGCTCAAGGCGGGCAAGTTGGGCTTCAGCGAGCTTGAGTGCGCCTATGATGCCTGGGTGGCCATGTTCCGGCAGGCTAATGCGCGGGTGCATATCTTCTCCCGCGACGCCACCTCCGCTGAGGAGCTGCTGGGCTGGGTGAGGTACGGCCTGCTCCGCTTGCCTGAGTGGATGCGCCTGCCCATTGCGGAAGAGGAGCGGGGGAGTGATACGGGCCGGAGCATTAAGCTCTTAGCGGGCGGTGATGATATCCGGCAGATTGTCCGCTACTCAGCAGGCGCGTCGGTCAGCATCGACCAGACCTGTCAACATGCGCACGTCGATGAGCTGGCCCACATGCCCTACGCTGAGAAGACTTGGAATGCCGTCCAGACGACCATAGCGCCGGATGGGAGCTGCCATGTCGTAACGCGGGGGGCGGGGGAGGATGTGTTCGCCGCCACGCTTTGGAAGATGTCTAAGGACGGTGCGGCTAAGCTCCATCCATTCTTCCGCCCTTGGACGGCGCGGCCAGGGCGGAATAAAGAGTGGTATGAGATGCAGGCCACGACGCTGACGATGACCGGCCTGCACCACTTCGCGCCAGAGACGCCCGAAGATGCGCTGGCCGGAGATGAGCAGAATGAATTCATCCCGCTGGAACTATGGGACAGGTGCCAGGAAGAACTTCCCCCCTTCGAGCCCGGCAACAAAGAGCCGACAGTGCTGGCCCTAGACGCGGCGGTGACGGGCGATTGTTTCGGGGCCGTAGCCATTACGCGCCACCCGGATCGCCCTGAGGATGCGGCAGTGCGGGCGGTAAGGAAGTGGGACCCGCCGATAGACTTCCCTGAGGTAGATGCCTGGATCCGTACTGTCTGCGAAGGGGGCTGTGCGGCGGGCCACCCCCAGTATGAGCCCTACGCCCAGCCTGAGGACTGTGAGGCCTGCCGCGGAGGCGTGCTAGTAGAACCTTGGAACATCGTCCAGGTCTGCTATGACCCGTACCAGTTGGAGAGCATGGCGCAGACGCACCGGAGGGATGGGGTAGCCTGGTGGGAGGCGTTTGATCAGGGCAGCGCCCGCCTCATCGCGGACAGCGAGCTCCGGACACTCATCCTCCAGAGGCGTCTCGCCCATGACGGCAACCCAGAGCTCCGTGAGCACATACACAACGCGGCGGCAAAGCTGGACACGCGAGAGGATACTAAGCTCCGCATCGTGAAGAAGGCGACAGAGAAGAAGATAGATCTGGCCGTGGCCACGAGCATGGGCGTGAAGCGGTGCCTATATTTGTCGCTCTAACTACTTGCGCTTGGGTGGCAAGGGCGGTATACTAACGGGGCAATGGAAAGGAGGGGGCGAAGTGACCAAACACTGTCGCAACTGTCGTAAGGATCCAAGCAAGAAATGTCGATGTGCTTGTCATGTGGTTGCTTGGATTGGAAGTTGCCAGGAAAGGAGGGGGCCGGTTATGCGGTGAGTGACGGCCAGGCGGCAGAGTGCGGATCTTTCAAGACATGCATAGACAGGAGAGGGGTTTAGAATGAGTCGATCAACAGCGATCCACAAAGGAAAAAGCCGGGGCGATCCAGCAGCTTGCGGGAAGTGGATCGATTCAAATATGGAATTCAGGACGACATGGCGAGGCGTGACGTGCGGCGGCTGCCTAGCCGTCCAGCGGGCGCAGAAGAACCCTAGCCGCAAGGTGTTGAAGGTTCACAAGTCCAGGGGCCAGACTCAGTATGGGCTGTGTGACTACTACACTGAGAAGCTGGCGACAGATTGGCGTCGAGTGACATGCAAGAGGTGCCGCAAGTTGGGGGGCAAAGCCCCACTGAAATCCTGATGAGGGCGATACGATTCTTCAGAGACTTATGGGAGTGGGTGTGGGAGGTGGAGAAGCCATCCCTCATCTGCATTCCGCCGAATCTGGTTTGTGTGCGACACGAGGCGTTGGCATGCTACACGTGTTTTTGCAGGGCATCCTGATGGCAAAGCACAAGTGGGCTAAGAAGACCGGCTACGAAGGATATGTCTGCGAGAAATGCGGCAAGCGGCAGCGCGTAGTGCCTGGGCGACGGCCAGGTGGGGCCGTGGGGCTGAAGAGAGGAGGGTGTCGGGTGCGATGATGGATACGCCTTATGGCCCAGACCCGTTGGATGGGCGCTACATTGCAGGCGAGGGGACGATCATACCTCTCTGGAGCTTGCAGCCGCTAGACATTGCCTGGCCGTGGGCGGTGCAGAGTGCGAATATGTGGGGCATGGCCTGTGGCGCACCCGCCCCCTTCACGACCTGGCAGAGTAGCCGGTCGGACTGGTCATCTTGGGATGTCTATTGCTGCGCGATGGATGGGCACTGGCAGCTCGCCGTCGCGCTTGTCCAAGGAAGGGCATATCTGCCCGAAGAGGGGGGCTGATGTTTCAGATACGTGTGGTGCGGCCCAATGAGGATGTTCTCTGGCAATGGTGGGTGCCTGATGATGTATATTTTGATTGGCCGCTTCAAGTAGGGGGCCAGGGGCAACTTTGGAGGCTGAGAGATCCTGAGTTCTTTGTTCTGCCCCCCTACAAGATTGAGATAGGGGGGTGGCCGGAGTCGAAGAATTTCTGGCAGCGGGCATGGGCATGGATAGCAAGGAGGAAGGCTGAATGCTAGTTCTGACGCGGAAGGTTGAGCAGGAGATCATCATAGAGGGTGGCATTCGTGTGAAGGTGCTCGACATAGAGCGGGGCGGGCGTGTGAAGCTCGGCATAGAAGCACCGGAGAGCGTGGGTATCTGGCGGGCGGAGCTGAAGGAGATGCAAGATAAGGAGAAAGCAGAATGACACAGGCACATGAGTTGAAGTGCTGGCCGGATAGCTTTGAGGCCATAGCTGGCGGCTTCAAAGCCTTTGAGCTGCGCAAGGATGACAGAGGCTACAGGGTAGGGGACTACCTCCTCCTGCGTGAGTGGAATCCTACGCCCGTTGTGACGCCTTCCGTAGTAATTGACCTTGTGCCGGTCAGACGGCAGTACACAGGCAGGAACATGATGTGCGTCATCACCTACATCTTGCGGCAGGGAGATGCCTTCGGGGCCTTCCTTGCGGAGAAGGATACCGTCGTGCTCTCCATCAAACTTCTAGCGCGGGGAAAGGACAAGGACGTAGAGGAGGCCGGTGATGGCCAAGCTGAGTAAGACGCAGCGGGCGGTGCTCAAGGAGATGGCGAAGGGGGATCGGCTACTTAGCGTGGATCGTGGGTTCAGCGGTGCCTGGCTGCTCGGTGGCGATATGCCCCAGAAGGTGTCGCGGACTGAGACGTGGGAAGCGCTGGTCAGCGGCGGGTACATCGTGGAAGACAGCAGCAATCCCTTCAGCACCTACTACCGCCTCACCCCGGCAGGCCGCGAGGTGGTGACATGAGTGGCGGGCCAGCCTGGTGCTACATGTGCGGCTATGAGCGCCAAGGCACCGAGGAGTTTGTGAAGGTAGTGCGGCATCGAGGGCCGTCAGGCGTAGCCAGATCGAAGATCGTGGCGCATCTCTGCACCGGATGCTGGCATGGCGTCTGGGATACGCTGGAGGCTCGTGGCTGTGCGGGCTACAAGCGCCTAGACGCGCTGGAGGAGGTCCGGCCATGAGCGAGATCGAGTTCTTCGTACATCCGCGCATCGAGCAGGACGGAGATCTCTGGTCGGCGTACTGCGACGAGCTGAAGTTGGCCAGTTGCGGCGCGACCCGCGAGGAGGCGGAGCACAACCTGCGTGACACGCTGGCTGCGTTTGGGCGGGCGTTCCGGCGTCAGCCAGGTGCCCTGGAGAACGTCTTGGATGAGGTCGCCGTCAAGTGGCAAGAGGTGCAGACGGAAGGAATGAGGGTAATCGTATGACAGCCATGAGCGCTGGGCAAGCATCAGACTCGCTGGAGCAGAGTGAGGAGGGGCCATGAACGTTCACGACGCAGCAGAGGCATTTCGCAAGCATGATCCTGGGCTTCGCAAGACGGCGCAGCAAATTGAGAGGAATATGAGCCCGTCCCCCGTAGAGCGAGCGTGCCGGCGGGTGCGGGAGCTGGTAGCTGGCACTGGGCGCTGGAGATATCGCAACGCCGAGGACACGGCACGAGAGGTGTACGGCTACCCGGAGGAGTCGCACTGGCCTAGCGTCACCGCCGAGGAGCCACGCCCATCGCACCTCCTGGACGTGCTCCCGGATGACGAGGCTGTGAACGTCGAGATAGGCCAGCTCGCCGCCCTCGCCCCGACGCTGCGGGACCTGCTGTGCGGCCGGGCCAACAAGACCGGCGTGCTGGAGATCCTGGATGGAGCTCGCTACTGCGCGATGTGTGGACGCACCTACCAGGACAAGCCACGCCACGCACCGGACTGCCAGATGCCAGCCCTCCTCCGCCGTGCCGCCGAGGAGCTGGGGGGCGGGGCGTGAGGGTGCTAACACGAGGCAAGCGCTGGCGGAAGGAGATAGCTCGGAAGTACAAGGAACATCGGCGCTATCACGTCTACGTGTCCTGGTGCTCGTGGTGCTTGCGCGAACGAGGCGAGCTAACTGAGACGCAGATCGATGCTCTAGCGCCATGAGGCCGGGGCAGCGAAGGAGGAGATGCGGGCAATGACAGGAACATGGAAGTGCATAGACTGCGGAGCGCCTGTGCGGCAGCGCACGTACAGTCCGCCGAAGGCGGGGATCAAAGGCGGCGGTGAGGATGACGCAGAGGTCCGCAGGCTGGTGGAGAGGGCCTACAGGCGGGAGGCGGGCAAGCCCCTCTGCCGTGCATGCTGGCTGACGCGTCTCCGCCTGGATGGACGCTACAGGAAGGCCGCTAGGGCTGAGGGGGTAGGGGTATGAAGAAGCTCATCACATTAGCCAAGCCTGTCTGCATAGACCACCCTTTCGGCGAAATAGATGCGGTGGTGCTGACGATAGGTGTGATAGATGAACTGGGCGTATATGGCAACCTGTTCCGCATACGCTCCGCTAACAGCAAGAGGTGGCTCACAGTAGCCGGTCAGAAGCCTCTCAGCTTGGAGCAACACAATATCATAGGCATGCAGCATCTGGACAAGGAGTAGGACATGAAGTATCTCCAGGAAGTGCTTTTCGTTTGGTCAGGGTTTCTGGGGTCATTGGGCACACTGCATGTCATTCCATGGGACTCTTGGGTAGTGCCTGGCCTGGAGAGGAGCCTTGCGCTAGGCATACCCTTCCTAGTGGTGTCGGCAGTGCTGTGGCGGGTGGGTGTGCTAGCCGGTAATGATTGGCACTGGGGATGAGTGAGCCCACGAAGGCCGAAATAGAAGGGCGTCTGGTCACTGTCCGTCGCCTCAAAGAAGAGGCGCAGGGGCATATAGACAAGGGGGATGGGGCTCACTGGCAGGGCCTCTATGAGATCCTATGCGAGGCCGAAGAAGTCCTCCAAGATCTCTCTGGCTACAACGAGATTGTCGCAGTACAGTTTGAAAGCTACCGGGAAGTTTCCCTCACTTGGGAAGAGCTCCCCCTGCTCTTGGCCTCCTATGAAGAAGAGGGGGCAGAGGATACTCTAGAGGCTGTTGTGAGGCTCGGCATGGAAGCATGCGAGGGGCTGGCAGAGACGCTGAAGGGGGGTGCCAGATGAATGATTCGTGGGGGTGCGCCGAAGTTGGAGAGTCGGGCCGGTCTGTAAAACCGGTGCCTTGATGATGGCTGAGTGGGTTCAATTCCCACCGCTCCCACCAAAAGAGGGAATACCAGATGAATGACTCAGGCTACGGCTCATGGGCGCAGTACAAGCAGCGCTTGTCGGAGGTTAAGGAGGTCTAAGGTGTTTGACGACTACCATCGCTGGTACGCGGAGACGGCGCGAGTACACGGCAAGGTGACGTTCCTGGGTGTGCCGGTGTGCAAGTACGTGGGCGACCTGTGGAACTACCAGGAGATCATCACCGAGGTGAGGCCGACGTTGATCGTTGAGGCCGGCACGGCCTCTGGGGGGGCGGCGCTGTACTTCGCGGAGATGGCGAGGGCCGCTGGGCTCAGTAGCCGCGTGCTGGCAGTTGACCCCGACCACAACTGGGTCGGCGACCAGGTCAGGCAGCACCCGCAGATAGAGCTGCTGACGCTTCGGTCTACGGACCCGTCGGTGGTGGCGAGGATACGGGCGCTTAGGGAGGAAGCGCCTGGCCCGATGATGGTGTCGCTGGACAGCGACCACTCCAAAGGGAACGTACTGGCGGAGCTGATGATGCTCCGCGAGCTGACGCAGCCGGGCGACTATCTGGTCGTCGAAGACGGGAACATCAATGGACCCCAGTCCTCGCAGGCTGGGGTCCAGGGCCGTACGAAGCGTTGCAGGAGTACATGGCGATGTATCCGCAGGACTACGAGCGGGACACGGTTCGGGAAGAGAAGTTCGGTATAACGTATTCGCCGTTAGGGTATCTGAAGCGGCGGTAGTGCTGGGAGTGGCAACAGTGGAGGAGTTGGCCAGATGAATGACACAGAGACAGATCTGCCCCTGCGTGAGCATGATATGTACGGCCACAAGATTACACCTATCGGCGACGGCTTCGGTGTCAGCGTATCATTGGGCAGGTACCCTGACGGCGCTGTGCTAGCACACCTCGCAGTGTTCCATGAGAGCGACGGGTTTCGTCAATCGCTGCTTGCCTGCATGGTCGACGGTAAGCCGCACATTGCAAACATCTTCCCCGACAGGCTCGCGGAGGTTCTCTTGCTGCTGAAGGAGGAGGCCAAAGGACAATGAGCGACTACCCGGTAACTGAAGCGGCGAAGCGCATGGAGGAACCGATGCCGATACAGTGTCCATTCTGCGAAGGGTGGGCGGAGACGGTTCTTGGCAAGAATGAGGTTGACTGCGAGTGCGGGGCGACTATCACTTGGGGCATGAAGGACGCTGACGGTAAGTGGAAGGAGGCCAAGGAACAGTGACCTGCCGATTCTGCGGCAAGAAGGCCCACGCCATCCTATGCCCACCCTGCATGGACAAGTTCCACCTCTGGCTGAATGGCTACCTCATAAGCGGAGAGGGTATAGGGACGCGCCGCCCGGCGCAGATGGTCGGGCTAGAGGGGTTTCTGACATCAGGAAAGGGTAGGAGGAATGGGACATGCTAGCGAGAACGATGGCCACGCTGCACGAAACGCAGCAGGAGAACCTGGAGCTGGAGGACAAGATCGCCAGGTTGGAGCGCGAGCTGGGCAAGGCGCTGAAGCTGCTGGAGGGGCTGGAGTGGGCAGGGCAGCAGGCTAGCACTGTCGTTTGTCCCGAATGTTGGGAGCCTTATGACACGCGTGAGCATGAGGTAGGTTGCGCTCTCGCTGCCGCCATAAAGCCTCCCGAAATCGCGGACAAAGCAGAGGATAGGAGGTAAGAACATGGCAGAGTTAGAGCCCACGACGGCAGAGGAACGGAAGGCGTGGGAAAGGCAGATCGCCCACGCCGACGCAGTGTTTGGTGAGAGGCTGGAAGGCAGCATGGATAGCGTAGTGCTCCGCCTCATCAAGGACGTGGAGCGGCACCAGGCAGTTACCCAGCACGACCTCGCCTGCAAGCGGTGCATGGACGGCCTCTACTGCGAGGAGCGCACCAAGCTCTGCCGCATCGCAATGGGCTTGCCGCCGCTAGAGGACGCCCTAAAGCCTCCCGAAATCGCGGGAAAGTAACCCTTTCTAGCAGCATTGCAGGGCAGGCACCCTAAGAATTCCGCCGTTTTTAGCGCGTCAGGAGGCTGCTCACAGCCTGCCAAGCCTTACACCCTAGGGTAAGGAGAGGATAGGTAGAGCAAACCCCCTGAGCAGGCTTAGAGCGTGTGTGAGAGGGAGTCCTGGCTAGGCTCAGTAGACTCGCAGCACTCCTTAGCTTCATATACATGCCCTAGAGGATTGCCCGCTAGACTCAAACACCCTCTAGTTTCTACTTGCCACAAGGCTCGGCCTGTCAGACTCAAATACCCCTCTTTGGCCTCTGCTAGCCTCTCCCGGCGGGGCATCTTTGTACCCTTCCATCCACAGCCCCTCAGATGCGCCCTAGACGTGAGGGGGGCGTTGCTGGTAGCATATGGGCGTATGGGGTAGGCGGTGTATTTTACTTGCGCCTGTCAAGGGGGCAAATCCTACACGACCCTCTTGCCAATGCCCGCCAACGCCTGCCAATGCCCCTAATCCTGTTTGAGTAGTGAGGGGGTAGCATAGGGGCGCATGCGGGCGTATGGGTGTGATACGCCTTATGGGGGTGCTGACAAGGGGCTCGTATCTGGGGGATAGGATTTCGGCGGGGTATATGTAAAGAAAACAGGGGGTAGGCGGCTGCCTTATATGCCTGCGGGCGGCCCTACAGGACGCTGAGGGGGGCTGAGTGGGTGCTAAGGGCTTATGGCGGGCAGGGGTGATAGGGCCTGTGTGGGCAGTCTGGGGGGCGTTGGTGGGGTTTGTGCCTGTCCGCCTCCCGCTATCATTGCAATGATAGCGCATTCCCGGCAGGTTGGCAAGGCCCTACCCGCCAGTAGGGCTGATTGGTTGTGGAGGTTAGGCGTGGCATTCGGGGCAGGCCGTGCTCGTGGTGGTGATGCGCGTCCCCCAGCAAGTGCCGCAGGTGGCCGGGTCGTCACCATCATAGATGTGGGCGCAGTCCTTGCGCTCAATGTCCTGGTGCTCGGCGCAGAGGCCATGCGTCAGGTCACAGGGGCAGAAGAACGATGTAACGGCGGACTGCGAGCAAACTATGCATTGGGGCTGGTGGCTAGTGTTTGTCTTGGTGGTGGTCTGCTGGTTGGTCATGTCTATCTCCTTAGCTCCTCTGCCTCAATTCCTTATACCTAAGTATACCAACCCTGCCGCCTAAGCGCAAGTTATTAGTTCTACCCCCTAAAGGGGGTAGCTTTCTTGATATGGGCGGAGGCGACAAGGCGCAGGCGGCAGGGTTGGGCTGCATGGCCCCACCGGAAGTGAAAAGACCGGATT